GTTTCTCTATTATAATACCAGACAATTCCAATATTCTAGTAACTAACATTTCTTCTTCAGATTCGTGTAGTTCAAAATTTGTGGTCGTGTTAACATTGTGCAAAGCTTTCCCATTAACAACAACATAGCCCCAAGATGGTGTTGCTTCTGGGTGTGTCCAATAACCCACCGTGTAGCTAGTTGAAGTTGTTGGTGCTGGATATATTTTTACTGTCAAACCAGTTGGACTACCATTTGTACTTGGTACACCAACGTCTCTAACAAATGTTTGTCTTGTTGTTGTTGCTTTTGTTAATGGATTGTTTTCTACATACAATATCTCTTCTCTACTAAGCTCAGTTAACATGTTGCCAGAAAGCCGAATATATCTTAATTTATGTAAAAGAGTTGGTAAATTTAAAACTTGAGAACTTGTACTCACACTTTCTTCTCTATAAAAAATATGAATTTTTTCAGGTAACATATCTAAATCATCACCATCTAAAATATTTTTATCTAACTTTCTTGAATCTAAATTGAAATAACTTTCAAATATTTCTAATTGAGCTTTGTCAGCTAATAAATTAAACTCTTGAGGTGTTATATAACCTCTTTGCTCTTTATTAGCTAATGCTAAGACTTTTTGATATACTGTGTCTATTAGTATCATTTAATTATTTTTTTTATATGGAAATTGTTTATTAAGCCAGTTTTTTCTTTTATTACATCCACAATCTTTAGCTCCAGTAGCTTTCGCTGCTATTTCTGTTAATGTTTTTAAACCCGTAGCTTTTGTTATTTTTTCTATTGAATCTCCTAATCCACGTGATTTCATAATAATGTATTTTATTATTATATAGTTACATAATAAAGTGAAAGGTTAGCCCTAAATAAAAATAGCCACTCCTATTGGGTGGCTATCTTTATCAGTTAAAAGATTGTTATTTTAATCTCTTTTCTATATTTGAATATATTTCCATTCCTTCATCTGTTTTAAACCATTGCGCTAGCGCTGAATATGGATGTTCATCAAATGGAACTGTCATTAGTTTTCTATCGTTAGAAGCCCAAGTAAAAGTTCTTTGATCTTGAGATAATCTAATTATACCCATTTCTGTAGCTCTAATACCAAAATTTCTAAGTTGAACATTATCATCATTGACTAATTCTAAGAACAATTTAGGATTACGTTTAGCGTATATGAGTAAATCTCGTTTTAATTCTTTAGAACTCATCTTAGATACCCTAGAACCCAACTCTACTCTCATGACAGCTTCAGCCATATCAATATCTAAATCCTTAGCTGCATTTAATGCTTCTATTTCTAATTCTAATTTATCAATTTCACTTTCTGCAATCTTAATTGGTTTATATTCCTCAAACAATGTTTTATTGTGAGGATGATATATCGATAATAGTTTTTGTAAAACTGTTTTATTTTTAGGAACAAAAAGACTACCGTTTTGAAAAATAATATGTTCCAATCTTTGATCACCTTTCATCTCATCAACAAAACATGTTCTTTGATTTGAACAATACTTTAATTCTCTTTCAAACCCCTTCTCTTCGTCAAACCAAAATATATTACTACCTCTAATTAAATAAGTTAATGGACTTTTTCCATTTTTTAAATAATACATTCTATCTTTCACCTCCCATCCATCTTCTGGTCCATTTTTTTTTAGTTTAGATTTAACTTCCTTTTTTACTTTAGGAACTTCAACCACCGGTTCTTCCACAACAACCGTTTCTTCAACTATAGGTTCTTCTATAGTTTCTTTTTTCTTTTTTGCCATAATATAATATATAATATAATTAATAAAAATAGAGGCAGCACTTGGCTGCCCCTATATTCAAATAGTGACTAGTTCAATAACATAAAGTTATTAGCACCTTGAGTAATTAAACATCTTTCAGATAGATAATGTACCTCCATAGTATCTTTACCAGAAGTAGCTGCACCAACAGAACCAGTAGTCCAAGTTTTATACTTTCTACTTTCTGTTTCAGAAGCTCTATATCTAACATGTAAGAATGGTCTCTTCATATTCTTACCTAACTGCTCATCATAAACAGATGAAACACCAGCCGGAACAACAACTCCACGAATATTTGTAACCGTGTCATTTAGTGCTCCTCTAGTACCTTTATCATTAAGGTATTTGAAGTCAGATTTGTAGAAGTCGTAAGAACCTCTTCTGAATCCTGAGAAACCTAAATTTAACGCCATATCCTCGTCGTTGTCGAATACTCCGTAAGAAGTACCTCCAGCTCCATAAGAATTCATTGAAGCAAGCATGTCGTCCATAGCTAAGCTAGTAGTTCTATCTATAAACATCATGTTTTCTTCAATCGCACCATTTTGATCAAAAACAGCTAGTATAGCATCAAACTCTGCTAAATCAGTAGCAGCGTTAACGCCTGTAATACCAGTTGATTGATGACCTCTAGTAGTGATAGCTTTAAATAAACCTTCTGTACCAGCATCATAACCAGTAGTAGAAGCAGATAAACCTAAACCTCCAGTATCATTTTCAATTGTTGAAGCTGCTGCTGCAAATTCACTTTCCATCATTGACATTTCTATATAGTCAGAAAATCTAGCTCTAGTATCACCTTCAGCTTTTAAATACCAAAGATAACCGTTTTGTCCTTCTTCTCCTGAAACTTCAACCCAACCAATAGCAGACGCATCAGATCCAGATACTTCGTAGTAATCTTTTAATATAACGTGCTTGTTAAAGTGTGACTTGAATTTTGGTTCGTTGGCTGAAGTTCTTGCAGCTGTACCTTTACCAAACTCAGAACCATAAACTAAAATTCTATAAGCTTCAGCACCAGCACTATCAGAGAAACCTGCATCATCAAAATTAGCCGCTCCGTAAGGAAGAATAGTAATATTGTTTGTAGCTTCATTAATAACGCTAACGTAACCTCTTAAAGTTAAGCTAGAGTTAGACACTAAAACTGTATCACCCAATCTAATACCATGCTCTCCAGCAGCAATTGTGTTTCCATCGATATCCTTAATAATAGTAAACATATTGTCAGAAGCATCGTCATTACCACCAACAGCATCTTCACATGTAGCTGTATAAGCTAGGTGTAATCTACCTTGTTCTGACCAAGCTACTCTATCAGCAGCAGAAGCTTCTTCTGCACCAACTTGAGCTAAGAAGCCTGAAATTGTTCTTTTACCATAGATCTCGGCTTCTTTTTCCATAAGATCTGGTAAGTATTGTTGTGCCCATGCACTACCCGCTCCTGTAAAATCTACATAATTTGTAGATAACACCTGTTGCCTTGGCGCTGCATCTGGCCCATTTGCACTTGTAATTGCCATAATTAATTTTTTTTAAATATTTTTAATTCTTTTTTCTAATTTTAAAAGATCTGTTTTGTATATCAGAAGAAGATTGACCCAACACTCTAAACTTAACTCCATCAACATTTGTCTCACCATGTGTTTGTCTAGGATTTGTATTAATGTTTTTATCTCTAGCAACTTGTCCTTTGATAGCATCAGCTTTCCCTTGTTCATAAAAATGATTAGCAATAGCATCAGCATTCATAGCGGTAAATAAAGACTTGTGGTAACCTTTAGCATCTTCAATAGTTGAATCTTTACCAACAAACTTGTTGATAAAATTACTAAGATCACTTTGAGTTGTCTTTATTTTGTTCACGTCCTTAACATTGAACCTAAATTTTTTGTCTCCAACTTTATAATCAAAACCTTTGAAATTTTTGTTAAAAACATTATCAGTTCTTTGTTTAAACCTCTTTTTATTTGCTTCAGATATCTTATTCTGTTTTTCAGATTCTTTATTGTGTCTATTAAAAAAATCAACAGCCTGTTGTTGTTCAGTGGTCAACTTTGACCCAGCTTTGATTTCTTCATAGTATTTAGACTTTTGCCCGTCTAAGTGGGCTCTAGCCTCGGCAACTTGCTCTTTGAGGGCTATCTTTTTTTTACGTATCTCTTTAGGATCATCTTCGTCCTCATCAAATCCAAAATTATCTTCTAATAAAAAGTTTCTTTCTTCTGGTGTTAAATGAGATTTTGTCGCTCTATAGTATTCATCTAATACTTCTGAGTCATCCATTTTTGATACATCTCTATTTAAATTAACGTAGTCTTGTATATCACCACCTGTTTCTTCCATGAAATCTACAAGTTTTTGTAGATTTTCAGGTAATGATTTTTCACTTTGTTGTGATTCACTTATGAACTCTTCAATTTCTTCTTCAATATTATCAACCTCCCCATCAACCACCTCCTCTAAAACGGGTGCATCTTCTTGTTCTTCAGAAACTTCTTTAGTTGACTCTTGTTGTTCATTAACTACGTCCACCTTTTCTTCTTCAACGGGTTTTTCTTCAACCTCTTCGTTGTTTTGAACTGGTGGTTTACTTAAATCAATCTTAATAACACTGTCATCCCCAGCGCTTTCAAATTTTGATTCGTCTATTTTTTGTTCTGTTTTTTCTTCAACTTGTTCAGTTGGTTGTTCAGTTGGTTGTTCAGCAACTTCACCTGTTACCTCTTCAACTACATTTTCGTTTTCTTCTGCCATAATAAAATTTTATAAAATATTAAAAATAAGGATTAAAACCGATCAATGCCAGCTCCTCCTGTAATTATATCATTACCTGATGATTCAAATTTATTAAGTGAATCACCCCTGTTTCTTTGATCTATCATTTGTTTTTGATGGTTTGCTTGTCTATCAACTCTATCATCTTTTCTATCTTCTCTTCTAATTTCGTTTTTCTCTGTTATTTCTCTTTCCATGTTTTTTAACTGAGAATTTAATTGAAACTCTAACATCATTAATTCTTTTTTAGATTCAACCTCTTGTTTTAAAAATTGTATTTTTAAATTACTTTTAGTTTGCTCAACTTGAGATTCTATTTGAGCTTTAGCTTGGTTTTTTTGAATCTCTGCTTGAGCTGCAGCTTCTTGTTGTTGAGCATTTGCTTGAGCTTGAGCCTTTATGTTTTCTTGTTGAACTTGTTGATCTCGTTCTGCTTTCTTTTTTCTTTTAACTTTAAGAAGTTGATTAGCTAATTTTATATTTCTAACTTCTCTTAAATCAATAGCATCATCTAAATCAATAGATTGTTGAGCTATAGATTGTTGTATGTTATTTTCTAATAACATTTTTTCTTCCTCATCTGGTAGTAATTCAATAAATATACCAAAATCATAAAGATGTAGATTTTTAATTTCTTCTAATGTAGCAACGTTATGAGCACCGATAGCTTGTATAAATGCTTCTTTTGTTGGAGAATACTCTATTATATCAGCTATTCTTAACGACAAACATTCAGCTCCTTTAACGGTTAAATACAACATAGATTGTAATATATGCCTTGTTGCTGTATTTGAATTTGCTGCAGCTAGTTTTTGAACACCGACCAAAGCGTTTCTGTCTGGTGTTGTTGCATCTCTAGCTTCATTAAGTCCAGTTACATCTCTTATCATTTGTAAATAATAATTGTAAGTTGTAATCAAACTTTGTATTTTATTGCCACCACCACCATTTTGGATTTGTTGAATTGGTACTTTACCCGGATTCATATCACCTTCAGACGTAAAACTCCTACCAATAACACTACCAGTTTGGAAAAACATATTTAATGCTTCCTGTGGATTATAATTTGTTCCATTACCTAAATCTATTTCTGCTAAACCATCGGCATCTAAATAAACACCATCTGGCACCATGCGGGCCATCACTTGCTGTAACTTTAAGTGGGTTAATTGTATCATATCAGCAAAACCCGTTATTCTACCAACCAAAGATTCAATTCTACCCTCATACATTCTAGGTGCTACAATTTGATAACTCATCTTAACTCTACTAAAATCAGAATCAGAACGCATCATGTTAGGTGCCATTCTCCATCTTAAAAGTTTTTGACAACCAACAACAAAAACACCTTCATACAAAACTTCCACAACTCTGTTTAATTTGCTAAATTCACCCTGCATATCTTCGGGAGGATTAAATGTATCATCTTTTTGAATAATTTTTTCTCCTCCAGTACCCGTCGCTTTTAACTTATAAACATTATTACCATGTGTTTTATAATTAAAATATAAAACTTCTACTTTATTTTTGTCTTTATCAGATCTATAATGACCATGTGGTCCACCTTTATTTTCAGTTATTTCTTTAATTTCATCTCCTGTTAATTCAGGAAATTCTTTCACTAGCTCATTAATTGGTATTTCTTTAACTTCACCAACATAATATATATCATCAAAATAAGGTGATTCAGTATAGGAATAGACTAAGTTAGCTGGATCAACATACTTAATTTCAGCTCCACTACTAAAATCAAAAGTAGTTTTAGTAGCACCAATACCTATTGTGGTTAAATCATATAAGCATCTTCTTCTAACAAGATCATAATCACTACCATCCATTAAAACGTTCAACGCCTGCTCTTCAGCTAATTCTATTGCTTGTTTATAATTAAGTTGCATGTGTAGTGCTAACTCTTCTTCGTTATCAGGTAGTTGTTTAGGATCGTTTTCAAATAAATTTATATTTAGACTTAATAAAACCTTTTCTTTATACTGCTTAGCTTTCATGTCTCTAAGCATAGATTCCATATACTCAGTTCGCTTACTAATACCAAATATATCTTGAGAAAATGCATTAATTTCATAATTTCTCTGAGCCATTCCGTTGACAACTATATCAACAAATTTAGGAACTATAGGAACAGGTTTCCAATCTAAATTTAAATACGATAAGTCACCGTTTATAGATAACTCATTTTTATATTTATCTATTGGTTGTTCACCTCTAGCATATAATCTTAATTTATGAAAACTATTTATATTACCTTGGAACTTATTAGTTGTTCCTTCGAACCACTCGTGTTTAATAGCTTTTGCAACTTTTTCTCCATATTCTGGACTAAGTTTTTCTACATCGCTAACAGCTTGTGATGGAAAATTTACCCAAGTATCTATCATACCTTTTGTTTTATTATTTCAGATGTAAATCCTTTATTATTATATTTTGATATATTTATGTTTAATGGTGTTTTTTGTTTTCTTGGATTTGGTCTATATAAGTGTCTATTACAAGCCATTATAGCCAATCCAGAACTAATGGTTGCATCGTGCTTAGTTCTTTTATTTATATTAAATTTAGACCAATCATTTAATGTCTCATTAAAATACATATTTCCATATGTACCATCATTTAATAATCCTACGTGATCATTAATGTACATTTCTACAGCCGCCGCATGAGCTTGTTTAATATCTTCACTTGAGTTTGGTATTCCACCAACCTCCTTTTCTGCAACTGATAGTTTATTCCAAATTTTATCTGGTCTATTCATGCTAAATCCCCTGTAACCTCTTCTTCTCAAATAGTATAGTAGTCTTGGTTTATTATTTTCAGCTAATAGTGGCATACCATAAAATACTAACGCCATTAATATATCCTCAAAAAATACTTCAGCAGTTTGAGGTCTAGCTATATACTCCAAAAAAAATGTGTTAGCTGGAGCATCTTCCATAGAAAATTTTGTTAATCCATGTAAAGCTCCCTTTGATCCTCTACCGTCAACTGTTCCTGATATATCATATGAGTCACAACCAAATGCTCCCATGTGTTCGTTGCCTGGATATTTTACACCATTTTTAATTATAACATTATTTTGTAATTTCTGTCCTGGAACCCAACTAACTTTAAATCTTCCTTTTGGATCTGGGTTAAATACTACTTGAGTATCTTTC